AGCCAACACCAAAAGACAACAAAGATGAACCGCTAAATGATTTACCATTCGAGTCTGTTAAACCTAAGATGACTAAAAATGAGTTAATAGAAAGTGTTGTTGGTAAAAAAACGAGAAAAGTAATAAAAACAATTAGTATTAAAAATTTAAGAAATGAGTAAATATAGAGAATTAGCAAAAAAAGCTTTAGAAGAAAATAGAGGTAAGTCTAAAGAAGTTGTAAATGAAAACTATCTTTATAAAGAAGGTATTACTGAAAGAATGCACCCACAATTAGAATCTAGGTTTAGGGAGGGTAAACATTCTTTATCTGACTGTGGTATTATGCCAGAAGGTGATATTATCAGTAGTGAATTAAAATTTCTTCGTGAGAGATTTGAAGAGGTTGTAAAGAGATGTAGAGAAGCTTTTGATATGGATGAAGTTGATAATTCTGTTATCATGAAAGAACAAATGCCTTTGGTTATGGCTGCTATGGCTATGGAAGAAGATAATAAAGAAGCGCTTGAAAAGTTAGCTGTTGAGATGATTATGGAAGAATTTGATATTCCAGAAGGTGCTGTTGAATTTGAGGCTAAATTAAACCCTAATATAACAAGAGAGGGTACTATTGATGTACCTACAGAAAGTAAGTTAGATGAGGAGTTTAATAATAATGATGAAAAAGTTATGGCAAACAAACATGTTAAGAAGAGAAGAGTTCTTAACGCATTAACTCAAGGTGCTGCTAAGAGTGTTAATCATATGTTCCATATGGTACACGACCCATTAGTTAATATAAACCCTAGATTACCAGGAAACTATAAAAAAATGATGTCAGCCGCTGATTATATGTATTTTATAATTCCAGATATGGACTTAGGTGTTAATGGTGGTAAATGTGATTGTGACTATATAGAAACTGAAGATGGTGGGACTAAACCTGTTATTAAAGCAGAAGCATTGGTATTTCCTGTATTAGTTCATGAGCTTTATAAGGGGGTTATGGGTGTGTTATCTACGGTAGGGTTACCAACTGAAGAGAATATAGCTGAGTATGTTATCGGTAAGGCTGATTTTATTAAGGCAGAACCAGATGATATGAGATTAGGTACTCCAATGTGGAGAAGGTTTTGTGACTGTATCCCAGGTGATGATTTTAATTTAAAACATTATGTTTATTCCAACTTGGCGGCATTACCGCCAGATGAGTTTAACTCAACTATGAAGGAAGTTTTAGGTAAAACAAAAGAAGGTAAGACCTTAATTTCAGATATGGTTTCTGAAATTAAACAACAAATTATTGAAGATGAGTATAATGAAAGTCTAAATCAGAACGATGATTTATTTGATATCAATGAGTTATTAGACTAGTCTATAATTCATACTATTATTAAAAGAGCCGCTATTATGCGGCTTTTTTCTTTTTTTAACCTTTCTAGTATATTTATAAATAAAGAATATGCTTACAGGACAGGAAATATTGAAAGAGTATTTGAAATGTATTCAAAACCCATCATATGCGATTGAAACTTATTTAGAAACTAAGGATTTAACGCAAGGTGGTTTTGTTCCATTCAAACTGTTCCCTAGACAAAAAGAAATTGTGGAGGCTTATGACAAGTATCCATACAATTTGGTAACTAAGCCTAGACAGGCTGGGATTTCTACAACTACACAAGCGTATATGGCTATTAAGGCTGGTTTTTGTCATCCAGACAACCCAGAGACTATACTTATCATAGCAAATAAACTAAAATTAGCTCAAAAATTCGTTAGAGGTATCAAGGACTATTTAATTCAATTACCCAGATGGATTTGGGGACCAGATTACTATGGCTCTGAAGAGAACGAAAAGAGAGATATATTTGTAACAGATTCAAAAATAGAAATCGAACTACCAAATGGAACACAAATTATTGCAGTGGCAACTTCAGAAGATGCACTTAGAGGTTACACACCAACTTACCTTGTTTTCGATGAGGCCGCATTTATCGACAATGGTGATGCAGTTTACGCTGCCGCTATGTCATCATGTGCTACTGGTGGTAGGGTAATGTTAATATCCACACCAAATGGTATGGACCCACTTTATTACAAGACTTATGAACAATCTAAAATTGGTAAGAATACTTATAACGTTATTGAAATGCGTTGGTACGAAGACCCTAGATATAATAAAGACTTAAGATGGATTAAAAAGAATGAAGCTGGGGACATAATAGAAGAGATAACCGAAGTAGAGTTTATTGTTGATAACTACGATAAAAAGATTAAAGACGGTTATAAACCAACATCTACATGGTATGAAAACATGTGCATGACATTAAATAATAATTCTAGAAAAATAGCACAGGAATTAGATGTATCATTTCTAGGTTCTGGTGGTAATGTTATTGCTGACGAAGATATAGTATTCCATGAAGAAAATAATGTTAAAGAACCTATTTGGGTTGATGGTAGAGAAAAGGAATTCTGGATTTGGGAGAAACCTGTTGAGGGGCATCAGTATATAATGGGTGTTGACGTTGCTAGGGGTGACGGTGAAGATAGCTCAACTATAGTAATCGTTGATTTCACCACAATGGAACAAGTTATGGAGTATCAAGGTAAGATACAACCAGATTTATTGGCTGAACTTGTTTATGAATATGGTAATCTATATAAATCTTATACAGTAGTAGATATTACTGGGGGTATGGGTGTTTCAACTGTTCTTAAACTTTTAGAATTAGATTATAAATATTTACACTATGACGAACCTAGAGGTAGAGTTTTAAATAGTAAGAAAGGTCAATTAGATTTACATAGTAAAGATAATAAAGTACCTGGATTCAATGTAAACGGTGTTCGTACACCTATGATTGCACATTTAGAATTCATGATTAGAAGTAACGGTATTAAGATTAGGTCTAGAAGAACTACTTCTGAGATGAGAACATTTATATACAAAAATGGTAAAGCTGACCATATGGATGGTTATCACGATGATTTATTAATGTCATTTGCGATGCCTCTTTGGGTGCTTGAGCATTCATTTAAGAAATTGGAAAAATTAGAGAAGCAGAGTAAGGCTATTTTAAGTAGTTGGAAGGCTGGTGCTTCTACTGGGGGTAATAATAACGATAATTATAACACAGGATTCGTGTCTAAAGAAAATAGAGGTAAAAAAGCAAACCCTAAACCTAAATTTGACCGAAATGTGTCTAAAAACATGCAAGACCCAAGAGGAGACTATTTATGGGTATTAAGTGGATTAAAATAAATTAAATTATGGGATTAGGACCTAAAGTATTTGTAAGGAAAAATGGTTTTCAGAAAGGTGGACAATTATATAAGTGGTCGCCTGGTTCTGATAATAAAAAGAACCCTAAAACTGCTGTTAAAAGTAATTATTTTTGTGTTACGGTACCTGGAACACAAGGTAATGATTATAAAACAACATATACTTATGTTGTTGTAGTTGTTAATGGTCAAGCTGAAAGACATGCTTACGTTGAGTGTGATTATGTAAAATAACCATTTAATTTTAATTATTTTTACTTATAATTAACAAAAAAGAACAATATGGCTGATAAAAATAAAATGACAATATTCCAAAGGTTAAATAATATCTTTACTACTGATGGAATAAACATACCTAAAAATCAAACTAATAGATATTCTATTGGTAATGATGTTTTATTAAAAACACAGAATAAACAAGACTATGAAGCTGCAAAAAAACAAGCACAACAAAACAAATACCTTGGTGGGATGTGGAAAAAGGTTGATGGAGAACTTTTCCAACAATCAATACATTATGAAACTACTCGTATTGGGTCCTATAGTGATTTTGAAAGTATGGAATTTTATCCAGAAATTTCTGCGGCTTTGGATATTATGATGGAAGAATCTACCACGGTTAATGAGAAAGGTAGAATGCTTAATGTTTATTCATCATCTGATAGAGTCAAAACCATTTTAGAAGATTTATTTTTTAACCGATTAGATATACACACGTCTCTACCTATGTGGACTAGAAACACATGTAAATATGGTGATAACTTTGTATTTTTAAATATTGATGATAAAGCTGGTGTTGTTGGTGCTAGACAATTACCTAATTTCGAGATTGAAAGAAGAGAGGGTGATATATTCAATACTTTAGGTGATAAGGGTGAAGATAAAACACCTAGACCTAAGTTTTATTGGAGAGGTAGAGATATGCAATTTAATTCTTGGCAGATAGCGCATTTTAGACTTCTTGGTGATGATAGAAAGTTACCATACGGTACGTCTGTTTTAGAAAAGGCTAGAAGAATTTGGAAACAATTAATACTATCTGAAGATGCTATGTTAATATATAGGGTTACTAGAGCGCCAGAAAGAAGGGTATATAAGATATTTGTTGGTAATATCGATGATGATGATGTGCCTTCTTATGTTGATGAAATAGCCAATAGATTTAAAAGAATGCCTATAATAGACCCAGGTACTGGGCAAATAGACCTTCAATACAATCAAATGGCTAATGACCAAGATTTCTTTATACCAGTTAGGAGTGAAGATGCTCCAAATCCTATTGATACTCTTCCAGGTGCAGCAAACTTAGACCAGATTGCTGATATTGAGTATCTTCAGAAAAAACTATTCACCGCTTTAAGAGTACCTAAATCATTTTTAGGTTATGAAGATGCTGTGGGTGATGGTAAAAATTTAGCTTTACAGGATGTTAGGTTTACTAGAACAGTAAATAGAATCCAACAAGCAATAATTATGGAGTTAAATAAGATAGCTATTTTACATTTATTCTTGTTAGGTTTAGAAGATGAATTAGATAACTTCACACTTACAATGAATAATCCATCAACACAAGCTGAGATGCTTAAGGTTGAGCAACTACAATCTAAGATTACATTATACAAAGACGCTGTTTCTGATGCTGGTAATGGATTTGCACCTATGAGTATGACTAGAGCTAGTAGAGAGATACTTGGCTGGTCTGATAATGAAATTAAGAACGATTTATTAGAACAAAGAATGGAGAAAGCTGCATCTACTGAAATGGAGAATACTGCTAATGTTATTAAACATACTGGTACATTTGATGAGGTTGATAAAATATATGGTGATATTGATGCTGCTATGAACGCTTCTGGTTCAGCTGAAGGTGATGAAGGTGATGAAGGAAGTTCTGATTCTGGAGGTGGCTTCGGAGGTGGAGGTGGCTTCGGAGGCGGAGGTGGCTTCGGTGATGATTCTGGTGATGACGCATTTGGTGACTTAGGTGATGATGATGCTGGTGATGAAGATACTGGTGGTGATGATGCTGGCGCTGAAGATACTGGCGGTGAAGATACTGGTGGTGATGATGCGTTTGGTGAGTCTATGGATAAAGCTGAAAACTTGATTTTAGAAAGCAAAAAGAAATATAAATCTAAGGTTAAAAAACACCAAGATAATTACTTTGGTAAGTTACTTGAGTCTATTAATCCTAATGAAGAAAAAATTATTAATAAGAGAGTTAATATTTCTAATAAGAATTTTAAAGTTAATGAAACTATAAATGGTATGATTAACGATATAGACAAAATGCTAGATGAATAAAACTTTTAATATAAAAATGCATATTTATTAATAAAAGACTAATTATGAAAAATTTTGGTAAAATTAAAAATACTTTTAATACAATATTAGCGGAAGCAATAACTGATAAAGACGAAACTAAAAAAAGTTTATTTAAAAGTTATATTAAAATATTAAAAGAAAATAAAATACTAAAAACTCAATTTGACATTTATACTAAGATTGAGAAGATGGTGGAAGAAAATCAATTCAAAGCTGAAAAAAAGATAAACAGAATTATTGAGTCTATTAGAGAATTTGAACATAAGGCAATTATTGAAGCTAATAAAAAGTTAGCTGAGTTAATTAGTGATAAAGAAATAGAAGATTATAAGAGTGAAGAGCTTCACGAGAACATTTCAAATCTTATATTTTCTGTAGATGTTGACACTTATGTTGATTCATTATATGAAACTATTGAATACGCCAAAAAGAATACAATTAAAGAAGAGGTTAAAGGTAACGGTGTGCCCAATGAATTACTAGCTAAGTTAGCAGTTGATAAATTTAATGATGCTTATACTGAGTTAGATGAGAGCACTAAGAAAGCTGTTAAGGTTATTGTTGAGGGTAATGACGAAACAAAAGAGAGTTTATTTAATAATACAATTAAAGAATGTATTTCACTAATAAATGATAAACTTAAGGATTCTGATATTAATATAAAAGAAAGTCTTTTAGCTGCAAAAGAAAATTTATTAGATAGAATTTATAATAATAATACTTTTGAAAACGATATAGCTAAGATATTAAATTTAAAAAATGATTTAAATAAATAAACCATTTATACATGAGTTTTTCTAAGTCTAAAAATATTGCAAAGATTAAATCTTTGGTAGAAGAGTTGTCTATAAGAGACCAAGAAGTTTTTGAGATGAAACAAGTTCTAGAACAAATTCTTGAAACATCCACTGATGGGTACTGGGATTGGCATATCGAAAAAGGGTATGAGTATCTTAGTCCTAGATTCAAAAAACAATTAGGTTACGAAGATAATGAAATGGATAATTGTTCTACTTCTTGGAAAGGTTTAATCAATGATAATGATTTAGATAAAATATTAATAGAACTTAAAAAACATTTTGATAGTAAGGGTGCTTACCCATTTAAAGTTATATGTAGGTACACGCATAGAGATGGTCATGAAGTAACAGTATTACGTAGGGGTACTGTAATCGAATGGGATAACGATAAACCAATAAGAATGGTCGGTACGCATATCGACATAACAAATTTATAGTATCATGAACAAGAAAAATGAAAACGGTGTAGTGCAAAATGGTTGGAACGAGTATTCTAAATTAGTTTTAGCTGAGCTGGAAAGACTTAATGAGAATGACGAAAAAATTCAAGAAACATTAAACGAGATTAATTTAAAGTTGGGTAAAATAGACACGCTAGAAAAAGAAGTTAGTAGCATAGCAAAATGGAAACGTTACATGGATGATGTTGCTAGCCCCAATACTTTAAAAGAGATGAAAAAAGATGTTACAAGTTTAAACACTTTTAAAACTGTAGCAACTACAGTCTGGGCTGTTGTACAAATAGGTTTCGGTGTATTTATAGCTTTCTTTAAAGAGGGTTAATTAGTTTACTGGGGTATTGACTTTCTAAAATTTTTTACTTATTGTTAGTAAAAATTAGAATATGATAACTAAAACAGGTAAGCAATTAATAACTCACGATTATATGAATTATAACGTAATTTATGGTACAGTAGATAATAAAAACCCAAAAAGTTTATACTTAACTATTTCTGCTTGGGGTCAGCCAAAACAACAACCAATAACTAATTACACTAAAGCTCTAAGAAACATTACGAAAAGATTAAAAATGGTTCTACATAATAATTTAGATTCAAAATTATTTCAAGTTAATAGAACTATAGTTGATTTTGATATGAGAGTATCTGGTATAGAATACGGTAAAAGAAGTTATATGAATTGTGAAATAACTTTATTCCAAAAAAATAGTTTTAAACTACAAGAAAAAATCATCAAAGATAATTTAGATGTTATATTAAATACTATCATCACAGATGTTTTAGATAACAACATTTATTTTGAATTTCAAAAAACTAAATCATAAATAAAGGTTTACCTTAATAAATCAAGGTTTTTTATTATCACTGACATATTTATAATATAAACAAAAGATATGTCTGATATTAAAATAGTGAAACCAGGTGAATGTGGGTTCGGTTATCTAATCGAACAAGATGCTGGTTATATATCTCCCAACGATAAAAGAAACAAAGATTTCATTAATGAAATTAATAAGTTAGAAAAGGGTGAGCAAGTAATAGCTGACCCACTTGTTTTATACGTAGTATTACAAAAGTGGGGTGTTAAAAATAGAAATGGTAGAATATACCCAAAAGATATTCTTGAAAGAGAGGTTGAGAACTATCAACAATTAATTAAGGAAAGAAGAGCTATAGGTGAGCTAGACCACCCAGAATCATCAATCATTGCTGGTGATAGAATTTCACATAATATATTAGAGACTTGGTGGGAAGGTAAAACTCTCATGGGTAGAATGGAAATCCTTATGTCACCAGGTTATGTTAAGTATGGTATCGTATCTACTAAGGGTGATGAAGTTGCCAACTTAATTAGAAATAATATTATGATTGGTGTGTCTTCTAGAGGTGTTGGTTCCCTTAAACAAATTAACGGTGATAATATAGTTCAAGATGATTTCGAAATCATATGTTGGGATGTTGTAACATCACCAAGTACACCAGGTTCTTGGATGTTCAAAGATAAGGCTGAAGCTAAACCATTTACTGAATCTACTAAAAAGGAAAATAATTTATTAGTAGACGATATTAACAAATTTTTATTAGATTAAAAAAATATTAATAAAAATGGCTTTTTGTGTAAGTATAACATATTTATAAACAAAGTGGAAATACTTTCTACTTATTAAATTAATAAAAAATATTAAATTAAAAAAAAATGGCTGATAAGAAAAAATCAATTTTAGATGAAGCTATCTTGGATGCGAAAAGAATTCAAGAAGCTCTAAATGCCAACACAAAAGAAATACTTCGTTCGGTAGCGAAAGAAGAAATTGAAAGTTTAGTGAAAGAATCTTTAGAAGAAGATTACCTAGAAGAGGATGTTGATGACACAGAAGAAGAATTAGAAGTTACAGCTGATGATGCTGGAATGGAAGATGAAGCTGAAGGTGAAATCGAAGTTGGAACATCAGACGATGAAACAGGTGATGACATTGAGAGCGATGAGCTTGAAGGTGATTACGAAAGTGGAATGGATGCAGAAGCATCAGATGACGAAATCGAGATGGACATGACAACAGCATCTGACGATGATGTTATTGCGGTTTATAAAAAATTAACTGGTGATGACGAAATCGAAGTTGTAATTGATACTGATGCTAGTGAGATTCAGATTTCTGTTGAGGAGCCTGGTGAGTATGTTATTAAAACAGACGAAGCTGGTGAGGAACCAATGGAAGAAGAGTACATGGAGGAAAAAGAAATGGAAGAAGGTGAGCACATGGAAGAAAAAGAAATGTGTGAAGATGACGCTATGGAAGAAGAGTACATGGAAGAAGAACACATGGAAGAAGGTATTGATGAAATTATGTATGAAATTGCATTAGACGAAGAAACTATGGAAGAAGGTGAGCACATGGAAGAAAAAGAAATGTGTGAAGATGACGCTATGGAAGAAGAGTACATGGAAGAGGAAATGACTGAAGAAGGTGAGAAGCTTGAAGAGTTAATTTCT